ATCAAAATCTCTCTCCCCTTTACTCCGATGACGTCGAAACTCGCCCGGAACTGGCATGGAATCCGGCGATACTGAGCCGTTACTCGTGGTTGGCGCCGTTCTGCGATGTGCCGGAGAATGCCGCTCCACCGTTGGCGATGTCTCCGCCGTCGCCCGATGCGGTGGGTTCGTATGGCACCGGGGCGATCGAATGGATCGAGCGGACGCAGCGGATCAGGTTGCGTTGGTGGCAGCGGCTGGCGATCACCCGTCAGTTGGAGCATCGCGAGGACGGCACATTGTGTCACCGCTCGGTGGTGGAGTCGACGCCGCGCCGGGCCGGCAAGTCGGTACGGATTCGCGGGATGGCGTTGTGGCGGCTGGATAATGCGGAGTTGTTCGGCGAGACGCAGACCTTGGTGCACACCGGCTCGGATGTGGCGATCTGCCGGGAGATCCAGCGGGCAGCGTGGCGGTGGGCTGAGGAGTCGGCCGGCTGGACAGTGTCCAGAGCCAACGGCAAGGAAGCGATGGAGACAGGCGGCGGCGACCGCTGGCTGGTGCGGGCGCAGCGGGCGGTGTACGGCTATGACGTGTGTTTCGGCATCGTCGACGAGGGCTGGAATGTGGCACCGGACACGGTGTCGGAGGGCCTGGAGCCGGCGATGTTGGAGCGGGAGTCACCGCAGCTGCACTTGACGTCGACGGCTCACCGGCGGGCAACGTCGCTGATGCGGTCGTCGCTGTTGGTGGCCTTGTCGACGGATGACCCGGAGACGCTGCTGCTGCTGTGGGGCGCGAAGCCGGGGTGTGATCCTTCCGACTCCGAAGTGTGGAAGGCGGCCAGTCCGCATTGGTCGGAGGACCGGCGCAAGATGATCGCCGCGAAGTATGAGAAAGCCCTGGCCGGTGAGGATGACCCGGAGTTGGACGACCCCGACCCGATGCGGGGCTTCGAGGCGCAGTACCTGAACGTCTGGCGCCTGAGGGAATCCCGATCCAATGGCGACCCGGTCGTATCCGAGCAGGACTGGTCGGATCTGGCGGTGCCGGTGCCGGATGCTGTTCCGGATGCGGTGGCGGTCGAGGACTGGTTCGGTGAAGGCGTGAGTGTGGCCCGAGCGTGGCATGAGGCCAGCCGAGCTGTGGTCTCTGTGTCCAGCCACTTTGATCTGCCGTCGGCTGCTGAGGCTGTTCGCGAGTCGGGGTTCGTGCAGCCCGTGTTGGTTGGGGCGTCAATCGCTTCCGATCCAGCCTGGGAGGCTGAGCAGATCGACACTACGCCGCAGACGGGCACAGTGAGAGCCGCGGTGGAAGATCTGGGCCGACTGCTGGCCGATGGTTTTTTGGTTCATGACGGTGGCCCTGAGTTGACGGCCCAGGTGCTGGCGTTGCGTACGTCGCCCGGCGTGGATGGTCCGCGGGTGCGGTCGATGACCGCGGCCAGTGCCGTCAAGGCCGCGGCGTGGGCTGCTGTTGCTGCACGTGCCGAAGCGATGATTCCGGCGATCTACTGAGAGGTGGGCCATGGGTTTCTGGGACTGGTTCACTGGCGCCGGTGCTGTTCCAAACTCGACACCAGGTGATCCGCCATCGGTCGGGCCGACCTACACGCCGGGTGATCCGGACGGGTTCGAGTTCGAGGACGCCGAACCGAGCAACAACCGGATGGCCGCAGTGGTCACGTCGCCGTGGGACGGGTGGCCGGCAAGTTGGGCCACGCCTGCGTGGGGACAGATGGGCCCGAAGTTCGAGGAGCTCGTGGATACGGCGTGGGCGGCGCTGGACTTAAACGCCTCAGTGCTCTCGGCGATGCCGGTGTACCGGACCCGTAGCGGCCGGGTGCTGGAGCCGATGACGTGGATGATGAACCCGGACCCGACGATCTACACCTCGTGGCACGAGTTCGCCAAGCAGTTGTTCTGGGACTTCCAGCTTGGTGAGGCGTTCGTGCTGCCGATGGCCCGCGCCGCGGACGGGTTTCCGTACAACTTCCGGGTGATCGCGCCGTGGCTGATGAACGTGGAAATACGCAACGGTCGACGCGAGTACAAACTCGGCTCCCTGGATGTCACCGACGATGTTCTGCACATCAGGTACAAGTCGACGACGGACAATGCGCGTGGTGTCGGCCCGCTGGAATCGGGCAAGGCCCGTCTGGTCGCGGCCGGCGTGCTGGCCCGGTATGCGACGGAGATCGCTGAGGGTGGCGGTATCCCGTACTACGCGCTCGAGGTGCCGCGGCGGCTGACCAAGACCGAGGCGGACGACCTGCTGCAGCAGTGGTGGGATTCGCGGACCCGGAACCTGGGCAAGCCGGCTGTGTTGTCCGGCGGGGTGACGGCCAAGCAGTTGCAGATGACGCCGCAGGATATGGCGTTGCTGGAGTTGGCGCAGTTCAACGAGTCGCGGATCGCGATCCTGCTCGGCGTGCCGCCGTTCCTGCTCGGGTTGCCGTCCGGTGGCGATTCGATGACGTACAGCAACGTGTCGAGTCTGTTCGACTTTCACGACAGGGCGGGCTTGAAGCCGAAAGCGGTGCATGTGATGTCGGCGCTGTCCGGGTGGGCGCTGCCGCGGGGTCAGTCGGCTGAGTTGAACCGTGACGAGTATTCGCGGCCGGCGTTCAAGGAGCGGGCCGAGGCGAACGCCATCCTGTTCGATCGTGGCGTGCTTACCGCTGAGGAGTGGCGAACGATGGAGCGACTGGTTGGTACGGAGTCGGCTGAGGCCCTGACCGGTGGCGGGCTGTCATGAGACGGCGCAAGGAGTGAATCATGCCGCTGAAGCGATGCCAAGACGACGACAAGCCCGGCTGGAAGTGGGGCGACGAAGGTAAGTGCTACACGTACACGGCCGGGGACGAGGCATCTGAGATGACGGCCCGCAAGAAGGCGATGGCGCAGGCGGTGGCGATGGGTGAGTTCCCCGGCACAGGTAACCGCAGCCGACCGACCAATGAGACGGTCGAGATCCGCGCGGCGCAGTTGACCAATGTGGATTTCGACGAGCGGATCATCGAGGTCTTGGCCATTCCGTACGACCAGGAAGCGGCGGTGCAGTACGGCGGCCAGATGGTCGTCGAGACTGTGGCGCCGGGAGCGTTCGATGGGATCGAGACTCGTGAGGAGCACGTGTCAGCGAATCGAGACCACGACTACGCTCGCACCTTCGGCAAGGTCATTTCCTACCGAACAGATGATCCGACGGGCCTGATCGCCAACGTCTACGTGTCCGATACCGAGCTCGGCAACGAGACGTTACGGCTCGCCGCTGACGGCATCCTGAAGCCGTCGGTGGGGATGCTCATCCGCCGATCGGATCAGATCCTCCGCAGAGGCACTCGCAGGGTGAAGAGGGCTTTCCTCGACCACATCGCGTTGGTTCCGAATCCTGCGTACAAGGGAGCAGGGGTGCTTGCCGTTCGGCAGGAACAGGGGCTCCCGGCTGAACAGGAAGCTGTTCAGCCCACACCCAACCTGGACAAGGTTCTCACCCTGCTTGGACTGCAGGACTGAGCTTGTCCACCTGCCGCCGGTAGGGCGGTAGTCGCACGACGCTGGTAGGGCGTCGTTCCTCATCAACCCCCGCTTCCTAGAAAGGGATGCATCATGCCTGCTGATCGCACCGATCAGACGGACGCGATGATCGCCCGGTTGGAAGGCGAGCTCGAGGAGCGCAACGCCTTCAATCAGGGGCTCATCGCCGCCGCGCAAGAAGCCAACCGCGACCTGAGTGACAACGAGACCGAACTGATCCAGACTTCCAAGGCCAGGATCGACAACATCAACTCGCAGCTCGGAACACTCGTCGAGTCCCGCTCGACGATGATCCAGGCTCGGGAGAAGGCCCGGGAGTACGGCCAGGAGATGATGCGGCTTCGCCGCGAGGTCGACACCGGCCCGGTCGAGTACCGGTCCACCGGCGAATACCTGGTGGACTACGTCGCCGCGCAGACCGGCAGCAAGTCGGCCCTCGAGCGGCTCGAGCTCTACACTCGTGCCGCCGCGCACCAGAAGACCAGCGACAACCTCGGGGTCATTCCTGACCCGGTCGTTGGGAACGTGCTGAACTTCATTGACGCGGCGCGGCCGCTGGTCAACGTGCTCGGGCCGCGGGACATGCCGTCGGCCACCTGGTACCGGCCGAAGGTCACCGCCCGCACCACGGTCGCCGTACAGGGTTCCGCCGGCGGGGCATCGGATGAGAAGACCGAGCTGTCCAGCCAGAAGATGACCATCGCCCGGCTGACCGGCAACGCGGTCACCTACGGCGGTTATGTCAACGTGTCGCGGCAGAACATCGACTTCTCCTCGCCGCAGATGATGGATGCGATCGTCAACGATCTGGCCGCGAATTATGCGATCCAGACCGAAGCCGCGCTCGGCGCGGCGCTCATCGCCGGCACGAACAACATCGAACTCGGCACCGCATCGGGCGGTACGCCCACAGCGGCCGAGCTCACCACAGCGCTGTGGGCGGCGGCGGCGGCTATCTACACCGCCACCAAGGGGCAGGGCCGGGTCATCCTGGCCGTCCAGCCTGCGAAGCTCGGCAACTGGGGCTCGCTGTTCGCGCCGGTGAACCCGCAGAATGCCCAGTCGGCCGGTTTCAACGCTGGGGACTTCGGCCAGGGCCTTGTCGGCTCGGTGTCGGGCATCCCGACATACGTGTCCGCCGGTCTGTCGACCGCTCCGGCGACGACGTTCGGCATCGTCATGTCCACTGCTGCCGTCGAGGTGTATGAGCAGCGGATCGGCGCGCTGCAGGCCACCGAACCTTCGGTGCTCGGCGTGCAGGTCGCCTACGCGGGGTACTTCACTCCCATGACCGTCGAAGCCGGCGGCGTCCAGGAGATCGTGAACCTGGCCTGATCGACAGGAGTGGAGACACGGCAATGATCGAGAACGAGAAGACTGGTCTGGTCGGCGGCTCGCTGGACCGGACTCGGATCAAGGAACTGCACGATCAGACCGACGACGCCGAACTCAAGGCGTATTACCGCGGCCTGCTCGGCGAGTCCGGGGAAGGCAAGTCCATCGACGAAGACGCAACGGTGTCCGAGCCGGAGCCCGAGGACTTGTCCAAGCTGACCAAGGCCGAGCTGGTGGACAGAGCCGGCGCGGCCGGTATCGACACCGAAGGCAAGACCAAGGCCGATCTGGTCGAAGCACTGAACAACCCGGAGGTCAGCGGTGGCAACGACAACGTTCCGTGAGGACTACCTTGGCCGCGATCTAGTGACTCCGGCGAGCAATTCGCTCGATGCGCTTGGTCGGGCCACTACTTCGACGGTCGATTTCATCGGCCGGCCGCTGCGGCGGGTGCTTCGAGCCAACACAACCGCGGTCACGCTGGGGCAGGAGATCCAGTTCACCGGTGGTGAGAAGTTCATCGTCACCGTGGCTGGAACGACTGCCGCCGCGCCGCCATCGGCGCCGGCGGTGGGTGCCACGGTGGTCGATGGAACGGCCACCCTGCTTCGGCAGAAGTGACGGAAGAGGCGACCGGTGGCGATCGGCGACGCGTATGTGACGGGCGAGGACCTGGCGGCGCGGCTGAACAAGCCGAACGACGGGTTCTTCGACGACATCGTCAGTGCCGCGTCACGGGCCGTTGAGTTGTTCACCGGTCGCCAGT